TACCAAATGCATACATCACGCCGGAAAACGTCGGCCTGTATTTGCGCCAGGGATACGGCATCGCCGTAGGGCCAGGCAACAACACCGAGCGCATAATTGGCGGCAAAAAGAGTTACCAGCGCGATTTTCAGGTTTTTCTAACACGCGAATTGATGACAACCAGCACCAACACCGAGGCGCGGCAGACGGTTGAAAAGCAAATCCTTGAGGATTTCGATACCGTGCTGAAAGCCATTGAGGAAAACCCAACACTGAACGGCAACGCGGGTAAAACCGTGTTAATCAATGACGGCGGATTGGAGTACTTGGAATCCGATAGGGCCAAGTATTTTCTAATCGAAACGACAGTAACCGTCGAATATCTCGAAAACGTTAATTGTTAGGAGTTTGAAACATGACAACCATTACCACACGCAGTAGCGTCCTGGCGGCTGTTGTCGAATCGACGGAAGGTACGCCGGTCAAGCCGTCAGCAGCAGCAGAATTTTTACCAATCGAGGATGACGTCAGCATGGAACCGGCGTTTGAATCGCTGGAAAATGCCGAACTGAAAAACTCGCTCGGTCCTGCGAAGCCGATTGTCGGCTCCGAATCGCCGACGTCCAGCTTTTCGCTGTACCTGAAACACAGCGGCACGGAAGGCGATGCGCCCAACTACGGCTCAAGCCTTCTCAAGGCGCTTTTTGGCGCCGAAGATGACGCCGGCGTGGAGCATGACCTTGTTGCCGGTTCGACCACGGCGGTCCTGAATGTTGACAGCGGCGAAGGCGCAACCTATATGCGCGGCCAGGCTGTCATGATCAAGGCCAGCGGCGGCTACGAAATCAGGCCGGTTCACAGCATCGCAACTGATGCCTTGACCCTTGGCTTTGAGATGGCCGGATCGGCGCCGGCGGCAACAACCCTGCTTGGCGAAGCCATTACCTATTACCCGACCAATACCGGCACACCGCAAACGCTGTCGATTTGGCATTATGCCGGCAACGGCGGCGCCATCCAAATGATGGCCGGATCACGGGTTGTCAGTTACAGCATGTCGGTTGAAGCCGGGCAGCTTATCAACCAGGAATTTAGCCTTGAAGGTGTTGGCTACTACTTCGATCCGATCGAAACGACCAGCAGCGATTACAACCTGGATTTCACCAGCGACAACGGCACGTATGCTGTGACTGTCGAGGCGAAAACCTGGAAAGACCCGCACGAGCTTGCAGATGCAATAGCCAGCGCCATGAACGCAGCCGATACGGCCGAAACCTTCGCCTGTATCTACAGCGACAGCACCGGCAAATTCACAATCAGCACCAGCACCAGCACCGTGCTCAGCCTGCTATGGAAAACAGGCACCAGCGGCAGCGACAACACGGACGAGCATATCGGAACGCTGCTCGGTTTTGACGATAGCGCCGACGATACCGGATCAACTTCCTACATTGCCGGTAGTGCACAGGATTTCAGCAACCCGGTTGGCTCGGTTTCGTTTGACGATGCGGACCCGCTGGCGGCAAAGGCCAACAGGCTTATGATTGGCGACGATGCAAGCGACAACCTTTGCGTGGATGCCAGCAGTTTTTCGATCAACATTGATACACCGAAAACGGATATCAATTCAATCTGCGCAGCCAGCGGCAAATCAGGCAGCGTGATCAATGCCAGGACGGTTACGGTTTCGGTCACGGCGCTTCTCAATCAGTATGACGCCGACAAATTCCGCAAACTGCGCGAGAATACCGAAACGCGGCTGTGCTACGTTGCCGGGGAAAAATCCGGCGGCAACTGGGTGCCTGGCAAATGCCTGTGCTGGTATCTGCCGACCACAACCATTTCCAGCCTTACGCCGATTGAGGATCAGGACGGCCTGGTAGGTTTCACGGCTGAGTTTACGGCCTTTGTTGATGACGAAGGTAACGGCGAGGTTTACCTGAGTTTTGTTTAGCCTTCGATTTGCGGGTTGCCAAAACCACTGGGTTTGGAGTGGTTCCTGGAGGTGGCGGCGCCCGCAATCCCAACCACTCTGGAGGTTTTGAATGAAAGTTTTTAAGTGGCATCCGGCCGAGGACAGCGGATTTACCGGCAAGGTTGAAGTTGAAATCCCAAACTATAAAGAGCGGATTTCGATCATGCAGGAAATGGGCATCAAGGACGAGGCCAGCGTCGGCCTTGAAACCGGCTCAAAGGTAATTGAGCTTGTTGAAAAACAGGTTAAATCCGTAGACCTGTCCTACGGTGACGAGGTTTTTAAGGATTTGGACAGCCTTGGCTACAGCCGCGAAGGGATGGATGTTATCAACCAGCTTGGCAACGTCATCATGGGCGGTATCCCGTTGGGAAACGCCTAACCGCCGCATTGAAAGCCGGAGCACGGGCGGCGTATAAAGGCGTACCTGTGACCGGCAAGGCGGCACCATGGATTGAGGAGTTTGTGTGTCGGCAACGGATGGCAAAACTTGGATATAGAGAGGATTTTGGCGCGATTGATGACCTGAAAATGCAGGCTTTCATGATTATCAGCACCGAAATCGACAAGACCGAGCAGGCGGAAATGAAAAAAAGGCAGGCAAGGAAAAGGTAAATGGCGACAGTTGACCTTGTAATCAATGCCAAAAACAAAGCGGCCGAAAAACAGATTGTAGATTTTGGAAAATCCGCTGTTCGGTCGATTGGCGGCGTTGAAACGGCGCTTAGCGGCCTGAAAACCGCATTTCTCGGCATCGGCTCAGCTGTTGCCGGCGGCCTGGCACTGCGCGAATTGACACAGCAGCTTGCCGGGTTTTCTGACGCCGTAACCGAAATCACGACCATTGCCGATGAAAGCGTTGGAAGCGTTGAATCACTGTCGAAATCGCTGATTTCAACCGCTGCGCAGTTTGGCAAGGCGCCAACAGACCAGGCAAAAGCGTTTTATCAGATCATTTCCGCAGGCATCACGGACGCGACCGAGGCCAACAAGGCACTGATTGCAGCAAACAAACTGGCAATCGGCGGCCTTGCCGGCACTGGCGAATCAATCGACATCATTACAACGGCTTTGAACGTCTACAAGGACGCAAACCTAACGGCCGAACAGGCATCAGATGCACTTTTCAAGGCGGTTCAGCTTGGCAAAACGAACGTATCAGAGTTGGCCGGCAGTCTTGGCGACACATTGCCCGTGTCAAAGGCGCTTGGCGTATCGTTTTCTGATACAACAGCGGCGATTGCGGCACTGACAACCAAAGGCATTGCAACAAACAAGGCCACAACCGGCCTGCGGGCGCTTTTTTCGGCGCTTATCCGCACACAAGCCAACCTTAAAAATGAATCGGCAGATGTTGCCGAGGCGTTTTCACTCCAGGCGTTGCAGGCCAAAGGGCTGACGCGGTTTTTAAAGGACGCGGTTGAATCGGTAGACGGCAATAGCGAGGCACTTTTACGCATCCTTGGCGCACAGGAAGCGCTTGTCCCGGTCCTATCGCTGGCGTCAGATGGTTTCAAGGGCCTTGGCGATGCAATTGAGCAGAGCGCAAATGCCGCCGGCGCAGCCGATGCGGCTTATCAAAAGGTCAATCAGGCGGTTGGCCGACAGCTTGAAATCCTTGGTAACAATTTCAAAACCCTGTTTTTGCGCCTGTCGGTTGAATTTGGCGGCTCGCTGTCTAAATTGTTGCAGACAATAAATGAAGCACTTTTGGGCCTGATAAAAAGTACTCCAAAAATAATCAAATTGTTAAAAGCGCTTATTAAAACCGTCGCCTCGCTTACGGCCGCGTTTGTTGCCTTGAAAGCAGCAATGTTTGCCATTGACCTTGCCGACAGCATTAAACTTTTTGTTAAATTCAATGGCGGCATTGCAAAAACCACAACGCTTGTGAGCAGTCTAACCAAAACCTATGCAAAGGCAGCGGTAGCGCAGGCATTGTTTTTAGGAAAGGCGGCATTGATTGCTGCAGCCTTTGTAGGCATCGCGGCGGCCATTGATTTTACGATACGCAATTGGGAAAAACTCGGCGAAATAGCAAAGCGCGGCCTTGATAATTCGGCGTTAACAGAGGCACAAATACGGCTTGCCAAACTTAAAGATGAGCTAAAGGAACTTGAACAGAGCGGAAAAGATTTTTCTGTCGAGGTTCCAGACGCATTTGGCAGAATGAAAACCGTTGTTATCAAAAACGATGAGGCCATATCAGACCTTAAAAAATCAATTGTTGCAACAAAAAAACAAATAGACGAACTGCAAAAAACAACCGAAAAAGACCTTGATATAGATGGCGGATTTCTTGGCCAGCTTATTGACGCGTTAAAAGGCGTGTTCGGCGCCGGCCAGGACGCAAATGATGAGCTTGATAAACTGGTCGGCAAACTTGAAGCGGTTGGCGCTTTCAAGCCTGGTGCCGGATCGTTTGGCGATATTTTTGGCGGTAAAGATATTGAGCAATCGTTAACAGATAAAATTGCTTCGGCTTTCACAAGTGCAATTGATGCCGTTAGTGATAAAATTGCTTCAATGTTTGGCGCGGCTGGAAAAGAAGGCGGCGAAAATGCAGCCGATGAGACAAGCAAAGGTGTTGTTGCCGCTATTGGTGCTGGTGCAAGCGCAATTTCAGCTATTTTCAATGACGGTGTTTCGGCCGCAAAAAAAGCAGCAACGCAAATATTCAGCCTGATTGCCGAAGGCATCGGCGGCGCACTTGGCGTTCCAGGGTTGGGCGCAGCACTTGGACCGCTGTTTGCATCACTAACACAAGGCCCTGACGCCGCAAAAAAACAGATAGACGCTTTTGTGGAATTTTTGCCAGACGCCGTAGTCAACATCGTGGAAGGTTTAATTGAGGCGCTTCCTTATCTCGTGGATCGGCTCATTGATGTTTTGATTTTTCAAGGTGGCCTTGTCCGAATTGTGGACGGGTTGATCAGGGTAATCCCAAGGGTTGGAATAGCCTTGGCATTGGCGTTTGTGCGCGGCGCCGTTAACATTGTAGCGTTTTGGCGCGCAGAGCTTGAGCGCGTTACTTTTGGAAAACTAAATGAACGGTGGGACGAGTTTTTTATAGGTTGGCGTGAGGAAGCGGCAAGATGGCGCGAAGGTTTTACGAACGTCGGCAATAAATTCCTATCTAATTTGGGCGAAGTGCTAACATCATTCAGGCGCAAATTAACAGAGGTTTTCGATTGGGTTGTTGATAATATAAACCGCGCCACGACCGTTAGTGGTGGCGGTGATCTTGGCATACGCGGCGGCGGCGAAACATTTGTCGAGGACATTTTGGGCGTTGATTGGGCGTCTGGCGGCATGGTCCCGCCAGGATTTCCAAACGATTCATTCAGGGCGAACCTGACAAGTGGTGAGCTTGTCGTCCCGCCGTCAACAACCAAAAACCTGTTTGATGCAATCGACAACATGGGCGGTAGTACTCCAGGCTCAATTTCAGACGCCCTGCTTGCACGTATTGTAAACCTTTTGGAACAGCCGCAATCAACAACGGCAACGGCAACGCTTGACGGCAGGACGTTTGCGGAATTGATACTTGAGACAAATCGAGTTAATGCAAGGACGGCGGCGTAATGGCTAACTGTCAAATGAAATTTATGGCGTACAACCTGCTCGACAGCGGCACGGCCACGTTTTCAAGTGCCGACAGCGATTTCCCTGGCGCCAACGCATACCATTCCAACCGTGGCAAATACTGGCTGCCATCCGGTAATTTCGTTATTGACGCCGGCGTCAATGACGATATCTACATTACGGACGATGGCGGCAGCCCAACTATAACATTGACGGCCGGAGAATACACGGCAAGCGGCCTGGCCAGCCATATTCAAACGAAATTGAATGCGACAAGCAGTAATTGGACCTGCACGTACTCGACCACAACGCGCAAATTTACCATAAGCCGATCCAGTGGCACGGCCGTTATCCGGCTTTCCAATCAATCCGGCGCCGTTTGGAACACAATCGGCTTTACCGGCACCGATAACCGCTCGGTCATCCCGTTTCTGGCCGATGAGCCGCGCAAGCATTACCCGGAATACGTGCAAATCGATGCCGGAGTGGCTACGGAAATTGATTTTATCGGCGTTGTTGGGCCGATTGATGAGGTTTTCGGCATCGGATTGGACGCTACAGTGGTCATAAAAGGCAACAATGTTGATCTTAATTGGCCCACGGCGCCCTATTCGGAGACAATTACGCCTACCGAACGCGGCATTTTTCATCACCTGGACGCCGATCAAACCAAATACTACCGGTATTGGCGCCTTGAGATATACGACGGCGCAAACGCCGATGTTATGAAGCTTGGATATATCTACATCGGCAGTGCGTTTCAGCCAACCAGCAGCAACGTGCAGCGCGGTTTTTCACGCGCAGAGGTTGACCCGTCCCGCGAGCTTGAAAGCGAAAACGGACATCTGTATTTTGACCAGCGCACACGCTACACGGAAATAAGCGCGGCAGATATTGCCGTGATTGATGCGGCAGACAGGTTGGAAATCGAACGCATCGGCCATACGTTTGGCAAGCACACGCCGTTTTTTATCTCGTTTGACCCGCTTGAGCAGGTTTCGGACAGCGCAGACGAGTTATCATGGTACGTACATTTTCAGGATGCGCCTGGCTTGCAGCATGTTTTTCTCGATTATTATTCAATCGCAATCAGATTGCGTGAGGCGGTCTAATGGGTTTCGGTCAATTTCCTCAGGATCAATACCTAATCATTGTTACCGATGACCAGCCAACGCAGGCCGGCAGCCTGGTGCCTGGCGGCGACATTGAGCTTGGCCATATCACCTGCCGGCTGTTCAAACTTGGCGCCCACAGCGGCAGCGAAACGCTTCAACTTCACATATACGGCAATGAGGATTTGAGCACACCGATTGCCAGCAGCGCGGAAGTGGCGGTTTCTGAGATCGACAGCCTGACAAGCAGCAATTGGATCGGCCGCGTACGGTTTGATTTCAACCGCGAGCAGTTGGACAGCGACAACACCTATTATTTCGGCATCCAGGTCAACAATTACACGTATTCTGCCGGTTCTTATTATTGGGCATGGTCGCTGGATTGGCCGGATGACGTTAACACGCCGGCCAGTGCGGTTACACGCGGCATACAGGCGAGCGTTTTGGGATATAGCTAATGACGTTTGGGACGGCAAAAGATAGGGACGCAAGCGAACGGTTTATGCTGGTGCGCTTAAAACCTGCGCGTTTGCCTGTTTTTTCAACGTTGGCAACAGACCTGTATGGCACAACATGGCCATTTGAAAGCCAACCTGTTTCTGTAAAACGCAACGGTGTTGAATTAACCGAGGTTGCGATAAACCCGCCAACAGCCAGCGGTACATGGTATTATGACGCCGATACAAGCACATTGAAGGTCAAGCAAACAGGCGGCGCCGGCAGTATTGTTGTATTTTATTACCTGTTTTTCACCGGAGAAAAAACGAGATACTTTGGCCAAAATCCTGAAAATGCGATAAGCGGAAGCAATCCCGTTGCCGAATGGCGCCCAAGGATTGACAGATATCCGCAATTCACGCAGACAATCAGGGATATAACGCAAGGCGTTATAACGATTGGATCGTCATCTATAAAAATCATAAACCATGACAATGATTTTCAACAATATGTAACAGACAACCGCGATAGTTTTTATAACAAGGAAATCGTCGCATGGTTTGGCGTTGATGCCACAATCGAGCGTGTATATACCGGCAAAATGCAAAGTATCAGGCTTTCAAATAACACAGTCACGATAGGCATATATGACGCACTGGCGCAACTTAATGAGAAGGCAACAATGGGCGAGGAAGCAAACAGCGCCTATTACCGCCGCACGGCAACCGCCAGTTTTTGGCCGGATGCAAACACAACGCCAAGACCTTTTATTTTCAAATCGTCATGGTTTACGCTTTCAGACGTTACAAGCACGGCAGCAAATCCTTATCCAAGATATCGGCCACGTGATGGATTCGCCGCCGTTGCAAATCCATACCAGGGCGATATAAGCGGCACAACAAATAGAACGTGGTATCTCGGCCGCACAGGATCAAACGGCATCCGGACACAAACATTCGGCTCTGTTGTGCGTGAGCACACAACCGGACAGGAATGGCTTATCTATTTCAGCGGCCATAATCTTGAAATTGGCGAAACCGTAAAATACACAACCACTGACGGCCTTGGCACGCACTATGCTTACGTTTTGCATAACAAGCAGTTTACATGGTCTGGCGATAGCAACACATATAACTGCGTATTGCGCGAATACGATACGGCTACCGGTTCACTTTCGACGTTTACTCCGCTTGCGCAGCCTATAGTTTGGTGGTGGGACGCGGCAGACACAGACATACATATCCCGTGGATTGCTGACGGTATTGATTTTACGCATTACACAACGGCATTGCCTGGCGGCACGTTGCAGCATTACATTACATTTGTTACAAACGCTGAAAATGGTTACGCTGGAGCATCTCACTCTCCGATTGATCCAAACGAGGATCAAATAAGATATATTTTGCACACGGCCGACAACATTTCACACGAGGACGGCGTTAAGGCCATTGTTGAGGCGGCAGGGTTGACGGCAAATGCGGCAAGTTTCACGCAAGCTGGCAGCGATTTAACTGCAAACTTGCGTATGTCGATACCGTTTAAAACAGATAACGATTACCGCACTTATATACAGTATTTGCAAAGCATTTGCGAAAGTTGCGGAAGCTATATCACGCTCAATTCAGATAATGAAATTGAATATCATGTGCTTGCAACGCCATCGTCAACAGATGAGACGACAGAAATGGAAATTCTAAAGGATTCTGTTGACGTTGAAATAAATTACCGTGATATAAAAACCGAATTGACCGCATCAAACATGCATGCCGAGGAAATAATAACGCAGGACGAACAATCTGCTGCCGCCGTTGTATCAAACGACAGCGCCAGGTATTTGCATGAAATAGAGGCGCCTGAGAAAATCGAGCACGTTTTGGACGATATCACAGGGCGGTTGCCTGATTTGCTTGATATGCGCAGCGCACCAAAGCGCCGTTACAGGATAGACACGGCAACCCATAACCTTGATAATATTATCGGCGACGATATAAAAATAGTATCTGATACAATACCCGGCGGCGATAAGCAGGTTAAAATTACTGAAATCAGCAAGGGCAGCGAAAAAACCAGCATTGAGGCCGACGATTTGGGAGATTTGTAATGGCAGGCGAAATCAGAAAACTGCGTTTTAGCGAAGGCACTACGGTAGGATCACCGAGCGACTTGAGCATTGAAAACGAGGCAAGCTCACTGGCCGAATATGCAAACGATGCGGCCTACGTGACGGCAAAAGGCAGCGCGGCCGATGACGGTGATTTTTACTACAATACAACCCGCCATACCTGCCGGCTATATGCTGACGGCGGCTGGGTTGATATCGGCGACTATGCGCAGTATTTTCCCAATTTCGCCGATGATGCGGCCTATGTTACCAACAAGGACAGCGCCGCCGAAGATGGCGATTGCTATTACAACACGGCAACCGATACCGTGCGCGTGTACGCGGCTGGCGCCTGGACCGACCTAGGCGCAGGCGGCGCAGGCGGTATCAACTACATTACGATGAGCGACGGCGCGGAATACGAGGACACAGACGACGGCTCGCCAGACGATACGGTCCCCGATGACGGCACAGGCGGCAGCCCAAACGTGACTTGGGCGGCAAACTCCAGCAACCCGCTTATCGGTGCGCAGGATTACAAGCTCAGCAAGGATGCGGCAAACCGCCAGGGCGAAGGTGTGGCGTTTGATTTTACCATTGATAAAATCTTTAAAGACATGCCGCAGCTTATGAAAACCAAGTTTTATTTCCAGGGCAGCGCTAATTTTGCAGCCGAGGATTTGGCCGTTTACATATACGACAAGGACGGCACCAACCTTATCCAACCGCACACGTACGAACTTAACGCAACGCAAGGCGTTTTTGAAACAACCTGGCAGCCGCAGGCGGGAAACGATGACTACCGGCTTATCCTGCACATTGCCAGCACCAACGCAAGCGCTTGGGATTTGCAGGTGAGCACAATCGAAACCGGACCGCAAACAAAGGTGTATGGTCCGGCGATGACGGATTGGGTTGACTATGAGCCAACATTTACAAATTTCACTCTTGGGGATTCTACAAGAATTTTTAGATGGCGAAGGGTTGGTGATAGCATTCAAATAAATGGATATATTGACCTAGAAACAACAGGGGCATTTACTGGAAGCATAACTTTTAGTCCCCCTGACGGGGTTGTGTTAGATAATTCAAAATTTGTCGTTTCAGGAAATAGCCATATGGTAGGCAAGGTTTCGTTTTATGATGCTACTGGCCCATCATATAACGGAAGGGTTAAATTTAATTCTACTACTTCGTTTGCATTATCATATTTGAGTGGCAGCCAAACCTGGGGAGCGCAGAGTGCAACACTCCCGTTTGTATGGGCCGCGCAAGATAGAGTTTATTTACAGACAGATCTTATTCCTGTAGCCGGCTGGTCAAGCAACACGGTCATGTCGAACGAAGGTGAAACAAGAATTGTGGCGGCAAAAGTTACGGGCGGCGGCGGCGATACAATCGGCACGACAGAACAATGGCTACAATTTGGTTTATTGCAATTCGATACACACACCGGCATGGAAAATCTTGGCTCTACTGGCACTACAGCGTCCTCAGGCCACAGATATACGGCGCCTGTCTCCGGTTATTATGAAATATATGCACACGTATTTTGGGAATTGACGGCAAGCGCAGGGACTACCAGTTACGCGCAATTGCGCATTATGAAAAACTCAACAACGCCATCCACAGGCACATATCTAGGCGTTAACCGCGAGTACTATTCATCGACAACAACAGGCCTTAATACCAGTGTTGCTGTTAGAGACATTGCCTGGCTGGACGCAGGCGACACAGTACGGATTTCGATGGACAGCAACGACGCCAATTGCGAATTTTTGTCGCAAGGGACAGATAACTATTTTTCCATAGAGCGCCTATCCGGCCCGTCGTCAATCGCGGCGAGTGAGGTTGTGGCATTTAAATATATAACCGACACAACCGGCCAAAGTATGAGCGGTGGCGTAACCAACACGGTTCAATTTCAAACAAAACGTTACGACACGCATAACGCATTTAGCTCAAATACAACATTTACGGCGCCGATTGCCGGGTTTTACGTTTTTAATGTCTATTTACAAATGCAATCCCTATCGGTTAATGCAACGCAATACATGAACATGGAATTATACAAAAACGGCGCGGCGTATGGAGGATCATGGTTAGACCGTTGGGAGGCCCCTTCAACGGCATCATTAGCGCCAAATTTTCGCGGTAGCAGTACTCTTTACCTTGAAGCTGGCGAATATGTACACGTTAATATTCTTGAATCTGTAACCGGAACACCTGTAGTTACCGCTGTAAATGGACGATGCCATTTTGAGGGACACCGCATCGGCGGCGTGATGTAATCAGTGGTTGCTGTGCTCGTCAAGGCGGCGGTGTGCGGCAAGGATGCGTTGTTCGTTTATTATTGACCGCTCGCGCAGGCGGTCAATGTCTTTTAACTGCGATTCCGCAACGGCGGTTTTTTCCGACAGGTGGCGCAGGATTTCGGCGATTCCGGCAAGGCTTCGATCAACGTTTTGCGTCCATCTTTTAAACCACCAGGCCGCTCCCGTGGCGGCCATGCCTGCGCCAGTAATTGCGGCCGGCTCAACAAACTGGCCAAGGTCCATCATTTCAACTCCAATATCAAACTTGCAACCCACGCTTTTTCGGCAAGCTGGCAGGCCGGCTCGCTGTCACCGCAACGCACGTATTCGCCTGCCGTGGCTGGGTCTGCTAAGAGAGCATCAGCAACAGGATCAAGATCACCAGACACCCAGCGAGCAAGCATAAATTGATAAAAAATTGTTTCAGGGCTTCTCGCACTGTGTTCCTCAATCCGTTTGATCTGCGCCGGCGACAGCGTTCCCTTGATCCGGCCATCGGCCCATATGCCGCACATTTGCAAGTGGGCCTTGTAATCGGTCTGACCGGCAATATAGATATCCGGTATCAGGCCATCGTCATCACTGCCTCCGCCAAGGTGCTCAATCGCCCGGCTCAGATGGCCGCGAATGGCCGGCGTATATACAACCCGGTCACTACCGGCGGGTTCGCCCATAATCCAGCCGTTGTCTTGTCCATAGGCGCGGTGCCACTGGAGCATATCAAGGGCGCCCGTTTGCAGCGCATAAACCAGCATGCCGCACTTGAACATGTCACGGCTCCAGGTTGACGCCGAGCCGTATGCGTGGCCGTCCTGCCAGCACCAGCGGCTGTCAATGGGCGGGCGGCGACCATACCGTCCTGGCTCGCCGGGATATTCGGACAGGCCAAGGTTGATGTCCATTGCGCCGGCGGCAACGGCTTTGCCGGTCCATATCCAGGCGTCACAATCGTTCGCCGGCCATGTCGTTTCGGCGTTTCTCAGTCCATGAAGCGCCTGCAGCCAGTGTTGATGGACCGCCCGCAGTTCCTCGTATCGGTCGAAATCCGGATCATCTTTAGGATCAGAGCGCAGCCAGGCGCAGCTTGCGGTAATTATGACAAGCACGGTCAACAATAGGCGCATTTTTAACCTCATGGTAAAATATGTGGGTGATCACAATTTAATCATATCGAAAGGGACGTTCGATGGACATCAAAAAATGGATTTTGGAGCTTGTGGCCGAGCTTATCAGCCAGTACATCACGCCGGAAATGATGCAAAAGTGGGAGCAGGCGGCCAAGCAGTTTGCCATTGCCAAGCTCAGGGAGTTTGCCGCAGACACGGCATGGACCGAGATTGACGATATGCTGGTGGAAAAAATCGCCAAGGCTTGGGGAATCAAGTAAGATAAAAGCACTGGATTTCCGACAAATACGTTGGACGGCCGTCGGCGCAATCCCTGGCGCCGGCGGTTATTTTTCAGTTGCCACCGTTCAAATATCTTACGCGTTCGGCGGCCTGTTCGGCGGTGTCATGGTCTGATTCAGGATGCCAATTGCCTTGAGGATCATAATAGCCAACCGTATAACATCCAAAATCCTGCTGATCGTCTTTGTAAACATACATTACCTTATCTCCCTTTTGTGATTGTCGAATTTCTCCAGCCATTCGGCGACCAGGCGACGCAGCACTTTCGACGGTGTGCTGTCAAGCTGCGCGCACCGATCGAGGAACATTTGCCAGGTGTCCCATGCAATCCTAAATTCGACGCGGCGCGATTTCATTCCGTCCCCCTGTCGTTTGTTTCTCTAAATAAAAGCAATGGGCCGCAATCGCGGCCCAATTTGCAATAATTATATCTAACTGTCGGGAGTAGCCGAAACAATGTCGCCATGCAAAAGGCAGAGGATTTCACCGTCGTAGGTTTCAATAAAAATGTTTTCGTTGCGGATTTCAAGCACCTTGCCGATAAGGTCGGCGCCGGTCAGGGGGTTGTTGGCTACGACAAGATAGCCTTTTTTGATCACCAGCATTGTTATCCCCGTTTTTCAGTTTGCGGTTTTGGCAATTTCCATATCGCCGCCTTGTCTCTACTCATTGCAAGCCTGGTGCCAAACTAAAGGTCAATGATTTCAATGGGAATCCCGAACAGCAGGTGTCTAATGATTTGACAGTTTTGGCGGCAAAAAGGCCCGAAAGCAGCTGATATCAACGGTTTCAGGCCGATTGTCAAACTTGTTTACACTGTCAAGGCCTTAAACATGGGCAATTTCACCGATCATTACATTAGATAAGGCAATCAAAATGGAATTTCATCCGGTGCCGGGATTGCCGCCGCATCTGCCAGCACGGCGGATACGATGGCACCAAGTTTGCTGCCTGGTTTGCCGGCAAGGCGGTTGCAGATTTCTTCCCAATGCTGCTCGTCTACGTGCTGGCGCTTGAGCACGTTTGCAACCTTTTGCTGCTGTTCGCTGTCGTTTGGATCAAACAGTTTGGCGGCCGTTGTTTTTGTCTGCTCGGACGGCTTGACCTCTGCGGCCGGTTTTTTAATTTCCGGCGGTGTGACCGGCGGCGCTTCGCCGGTTTGCGACCAGGCAACCAGCTTTTTGCCCACTTCCTCGGTCAATTCAAAAGGCGGCTCACCGTCAAAAATCATGGTCCGATCTTTTTCAACCGTACAGGTGTGCTCACGGTTGATATCGATAAGTAAATCAAATTCATAATCAAGGCCATCGCGCTGTATGTTTTTCAGACCGACTTTTTTCGGTGCGGTTTTGCCGTGCTTGTTTTGTTCCAGAACGTAATCGTCTTTTTTGCGCAGCGTGGCGATTACGTGCGCCTTGGCTCCGAGCCAGGATTGTACAAACTGATTGTGTAGCGGCGTTGCCTTTCCCCAGGCGGCGTAGCTGTTGCCTGATTTGCTGGCGGCGTTGATTTTTTCAACCTGCTCAAGCAGACCGCCGGGACCGGACCATTCATGCGACAGGCTATCAATAACCACAACATCAAAGCCAGCGTCAATTGCCGCCTTGATTGCCGCCATGTATTTTTGCGGCGATCCCTCATCCAGGTCTATTTTGCTGAATCCGCCAAGGTGCGCGTAAAGGTCGGCGCTTGCGTTTTCGCTGTCGATCACACAGATTTTTTCCCAATCGCCACAGATACCGTGCGCAACCTTCAATGCACCAAGTGTTTTGCCGCTGCCGGATATGCCGCCGATACCGATTTTAAGTGGTCGATGTTGTCTCGCTGCTTTCCTGATTTGCATGGTTTCTTTCCTCACTTATAACGTATTCAAAAGACAATGCCAGAATATATTCCAACGCGGCAAAGGATGGATAGTCAAAATCGTCAATGTTTTGATACAATAATTTTCCTTCATTATTGATAATTTCAATACGCCCTTGCTTAATGCATATTGAGCAATACATTGACATGATATCCTCAAGAATTACATCCCTTGCAGTTTCCATCAAAACACCTTTAAATACCGCTCCCAAATCGCGGCGGTTAATTCAACGTCCTGCATACAATACTTGCGGATTTTTTCGTATTCGCCAGCGGCAAACAGACCGGCAACATCTGCGCCGCTCATGCCGTCCAGCTTGCCTTCCATGCCAAGTCCCCAAGCGTAGTTATTCAGGCTTGTGGTTTGCGATGCGCCGTGACCATAGCCGAAAATGTGGTCAATGTCAGCATATTTGAATCGGCGAAATTCCATCGGTACGCCGATATCATGCGCCATTGCGCGGCCGACAACAAACGGCGCGTCGAAATCAGCCGAGGATTTGCCGATCAGTGTTGGCATTTCTTTACTGACTGGCCTTTGCGCCTGCAGCCACATGAAAAAACGCTCCAAAATGCTTTTTTCATCATTGTCACAAACGCTGAAACACTCGCTATTTTCAATATTCTTGGCTCCTATACAACAAATAAACCCGGTCCACCAGTGCAGGCCGGCCTTATCGATGATTGCCTGGCGCTTGGCGGCAATGTCGGCCTCGATTTTTTTTGGGTCAACCAAATTAGCCTTGGGTTTCACGTCAGCCTGCGCGGCAAACTCGTCAACATTCGCGGCCGGCACGGTTTCGATATCATAAACAATGTATAAGGCTGCTGGATCAATCATGGCGTTTCCCTTTTCCCTTGAGTTTTGGACCAGGACGCATAATTCCCCGCTCAGGTTTATGGCCTATAACGCTTAACAGGTTGTATCTACACCAGGCCGATAGCGACAGGCCAGCCTTTTTTGCCGCCCGTTTGAACAGTCGCTTTTTATCGCCCTGGACCTTGAAAATGATAAATTCCATTTGCAATCAACTCCAAAATGGTATAAACAACGTATTGATCATTTATCACCACTGGCGCCGAAAGGCAACCAATATGTATGAGCGAAACGATAAAATTTCTTTGCTGCATCCGGTGCTTGTCGCAAAGGTCAACAACATGTTGAGCGAATTGAAACACAGCGGCCTGCCGTTTGCGGTTTTTGAAACGTGGCGCTCGCCGTCCAATCAGCAGGCGGTTTTTGACGCCGGCAACAGCAAGGCGAAGGCATGGCGAAGCTGGCACCAGTACGGCCTTGCCGTTGATTTTGTAGCGCGGCCGCTTGTCGGCAGCCGTCATGTATGGTCATGGTCCCCGGATCACGATTGGCAGACGCTCGGAAAAATCGGCATACGCCACGGCTTGCGGTGGGGAGGGAATTTTCAGTCAATTGTGGACATGCCACATTTTGAATTGCCGTGTCCAAAATCAATTTATGAAGCCGAGGCGCTTGTCAAAACAGACGGCGTTTTGGCGCTTTGGGATTTAATTTGAAAGGGAAAGCACATGCCAAGTTTCAATCGAGTGATTTTTGCCGGTCATTTGGGCCATGATCCAAGCCTTAAAACTTTCGATAACGGCGACAGCGTCTGCGAAATGGACGTTGCCAGCACCGAGAAATGGACCGACAAGGAAGGCAACAAACAGGAATCCGTTGAGTGGCAGACGGTAAAGGTCTACGGCAAGCAGGCCGACAATTGCAAAAAATACCTGGCCAAAGGCTCGGCCGTGCTGGTCGAAGGAAAGCTTAAGACCAGAAGCTGGGAAAAGGACGGCGCAAAGCATTACAAAACCGAGATCATTGCCAACAAATTCGGCGGCGTCCAATTTCTCGGCTCGCCAAAAGACAAGACCGAACAGCCGGCAGCGGCACCGGCTGACAATATGTCGGTAGATTTATGATTGCGGTGGGGATTTATATGCTGGTCGCTGCGGCCGTGTGGTTGCCGTTTGTATCAATGGCGCGTCAAAATAGTCCACTCCTGACGCGCTTTGACGCGGCAATCTATGCAGCGGCCGGCGCCATCACATGGCCGGTCAGCCTGGTGTTTGTCGGGCTGGAAATTTTATTGAGGGATGAGTTTTGAAATGGATGACAAGACCTGGGCGGTTGTGCTTGCTGGTTGTGCGGAAATTGGCCGCCGTGTGCGCAAGGATGCGGCAAGGCAAAAAGAAATTGAACGTCAAGCCCTGGCATATCGTGCTACAGCGGCCGCAACCGATGAGCAGATCGGTATCATTAAACAAACGTGCGATCTGCTCGCGCAAGGCCTGGAAAAACAGAGTGTAAAAAATCGGTCGCGTTTTGGGAAAACAGACCGTAACCGGCAGCGCCGCGATGATTAATGAACCCGGTTCAATGCGGCGTTTGCCGGTTTTTAAATAAGTTAAAGGTGATTGTTGAATGTTCTTGGATATTGTTACTACAGTTTTGATTTTTTCGCCTATATGGGGCGGTTTGCTTTTGTGGATATTCATTAAATAAAAGATTATTGACGAAATTTACTAGAAGTTGCGGAAAAAATTTACTAGAAGTTGCGGACGATTTTCAAGAATCAAAGGTTATTTGAATATGCATGAATCCATTGAATACCACGATGTCGAAACAGATGAGACTTTGTGCCACTCCACAAAAGGGCATGTTCCGCGAAAGGGTGAACGGGTATGGGGTCTTGGTGAATTACAAGGGCAAATATTTGACGTTATAGAAGTTTGTTGGTGGGCCGGTGAAATGTATACCAGACCCTGTGTCTATCTCAAACGTGTTTCAAAAGACTAAGGATTTTGAACATGCAGCGCGGCTGGCGCGAGGTTTATGCGGTCAATACATTGCGGCGGATTGAAAAACTGCTGGCAAAAATGGTCATTATGGATCAGGTCAGCATCAGTGAGCTTGCCGCCGTGCATGAGATCATACGCAATGCAATCGTGAAATTGGAAGGCAGATCGGAATGAATCAATTCTTTATCTCGGTTGTGATCCTGGAATAAAAGGCGGGTTTGCACTGCTCGGCAGTGACGGCGAATTGATCAACGCATGGCCCATGCCGCTGTCGCCGGCAAGGAAAATTGAGGCGGCAACCGTCCACCAGTTTTTGTTTGACGCCGTGGAAACCATCAGCATTGATCGGTTTGAAAACGTGCGGTTTGTGATCGAAAGGGTGATTACCTTGCCGTCAGATGTTGAGGCGATTGAGGAAAAGCTGTGGCAGATCGATCAATTCATTAATGATAGCGATTGGGAACAGGCGAAGTGCGCAACGGCGGAATGTATCAACATGGCAAAACAACGCGACGGCCGCCAGGGAGTGTTGAAAATCGGTTGGAATTTTGGAATTGTGCTTGGCGTTGCCGCAAGCTTCGGCTGGCCGATCGATATCGTGCCGCCGCGCACGTGGCAAAAGGTGATCCACAAGGGCATCGAGGGCCGCATGGACACCAAACAGCGAAGCTGGACGGCTGTTACCAGGCAGTGGCCGGATGCCGTGGCGCTAATGAAAAACCGCAGCCGGCGCGGATTCAATGACGGCATTGCCGATGCTATATGCATCGGCGAATACGGCAGGAGGAAATTCAAGTGAAAATTGAGGTTGAAAAAATCACGGGCGGAACGCGCACAATTGCCGTTGGCGAGATCAGGGATTTTTCGCCGCTGCCGGATGGCTGTATCGTCAACCTGCACGGCCGGCGCCAGGTGCACTGCCGCAATAGGTATCGCAGCCATACGCGGATCAGTGACGAGTTTGGCCGCACGGTTGCCGAATATCAATCAATTGTCGATTTGATCCACAAATTAAAGGATATTTGAAATGCCAAAGTGGTTTTATATGCAGCCTATTCATGCTGACTGCATTGGATATGTTGAGGCCGACACCAGGGAGGAAGCTGAGAAATTGGCTTTCGATGATATGCATATGTCCGTATGTTGCCAGTGTTCTAAGCATATACAGATCGGTGACGCTTCCGATCATGACTTAATATTGGAAAAGTGTTCAAAAGACTAAGGATTTCTGAATGGGATACATTCTAGGATTGATAATTTTGGTCGGCATCTGTTGGATGCTTCTGGAAATATTTTCAGTTAAGTAAAGATTCTTGAACACGCTATATATGGATTGTTCAAATAATAACAGGGTTAAATGAAGTGGACCCGCCGGCAAGGATGGCAGCGGGTCCAAATGGCTGTGGGTCTACAAACCACAAAAGGGAGGTTGCCGCGTCATGCGGCAATGAAAATGCGTACATGATACGTATCGGCAAAATAGCGATTGACTTTAGCACCCGCCGAATTTAAAACAATCAATACCAATTTTCGGATACAAAAGTTTAAGCCGTCAGCCCAAGGGATGACTGACGGCTCGCACCAAACCGCTACATTTGATAGAGAATATGCGAAATATACAGATTTCCACGGCAATAAGCAATAGAAAATACCAGCAAGATATTAAAAGTTTTCATACCGTTTCAGTCGCCACGTTGCGCGATCTCGCCGGGATATCCCTAAACCATACGTGGTCCCCCTGCCGCTGGTCAGGGGGACGCCGGCGGTCGGTAAACTTCCTCGGCGCCGAGGCAGCCGTTTGGGATTTTGACGACGGCAAGCCAACCCTTGAAACCGTCCGCGCCTGGTGCGAACGCTCGAGCTTGGCGTACTTTATCGGTACAACCCGCTCGCATCTGGTCAGCAAACACGGCCGCGTGTGCGACCGCTTCCGGCTGGTGATGCCGACCAGCACGGCCTTTAGTGATAATTGGGAAATATTCAAGGCACAAATGCGGATCATGCAGCGTATCTTTAAAGGCGCCGCCGATCCGCACTGCAAGGATGGCGCACGGTATTATTACCCGTGCACGGCAATCCTGTACGGCCGCGATACCGGCGAATACATCGACCCGCCGCCGGTCGAGGCCGCCAAAAAACTGGTTACCGCGTCGGAAAAGTATAGATCAACTCAAAATATAAAGATAAAATCCGGTGCGTTACCGCGTAATGTGCAGGATTTTTTAAATTACGGTACGACCTGGAAAGGCCGGCATGTGGCGTGTTTTGCCGCTGGCGAAGCGCTGGCCTTGATGGGCCACACCGAGGAAAACATCATTTCAATGGTAATAGGTGCGCCGTTTGCGCGAACCGATACGGACGGCGACCACATGAACGACGGGGAGATAATCAGGAATGTCAGAAACGGAATCCGGCGGGCGGCAGAAAAAACCGCGATTCACCAAGGCTGAAATCCAATTCAATATCAGCAACGCCATCAACCGGCTGGCAAGCGCCACCGCACATGGACCGCCGTTTCGGTCGATTTTCCATATCGTGGAGCCGGTGCCTGGTGCCAGGGAAGTGCTGTTGGAACACGCCGGGCAGGTTGTTGAATACGTTAGCGAAAACGCCGTTACGTGTGAGATTTTGAGGTTTTGCCATCATGATACCAACTGGCCGATGTTCCGCGCCGTGGATGAGGCCGGAGCCAAGGCCGCCATGAAATTCTGGAAGGCTTTCACGCCGGCCATCCCCGAGCCGAAAATGATCAGGGAAAAATCAGACGCAGGCCTGTGCTTTCACCGCCTGCCATTTGATGTTGCAGCTGTGCCAACACCGGTTTTTGATGAGTTTTTAAGCAGGACCGAAAACGCCACTGCCCTGTGTGCCTTTATCGGCAGCCTGCTGGTGCCGGAAGCCGACCGGCAACAATACGTTTATTTGCATGGCGACGGCATGAACGGCAAGGGCGCATTGCTCAGGTTTCTGGCGCGGGTTATGGGTCCGGCATATGCCGCAAAAGTGCCGCCAAACAGGCATGGGGACAACTTTTGGACCTATGGGCTGCTCGGTAAAAGGCTGGTGGCGTTCCCGGATTGCTCTGACAGGCATTTCCCGGCCTCTCCGCTGTTTAAAATGCTGACCGGTGGCGACCATGTACCCGTGGAGCAAAAAGGCCACCAGGCGTACACTGCGCCGCTCTCATGCAAGTTTATTTTCGCAAGTAACGATGAGCCGAAACTAAGCGGCCAGGAAGCAGACCGCCGGCGGGCGATCTATTGCGAGGTAGGCCGCATCAACGGCGAACCCGATCCACACTACGATGACCGGTTGTGGGCCGAGGCGGCAGGGATTTTGTGGAAATGCCGCGCCTGCTACAAGGATTTGACCGTAGATCACGGGCCGATCAGGACCGAGGCCGATAGCTTGGACGCGTTGATTGAAAAGAATAGCGGAAGGTTTGAGGAAATTTTCGAGGATTGCTTTGCGCTGGATACGCGGCCGGGAATTGCCGACTGCCAGCTACTCCATTTCAGCCAGGCCGAGCTTGCAAGGATTGTCGCTACCAAACGGCTTGACGATGACTTTAGGGCCGCGTTTATCAAATGGATGAGATACGAACACGGCATCATTTACAAAAACGTACGGGTTGAACCAAAACGCCGGCGCGTGTTTGTTGGCGCCTGCGTGAAAACTGAATACGCCGTCGATACTGAAATGGATCGGGCGGCTGGCGTTAGCGTAACAAAACTGTACTGATTATCGCTTTGGAACACCTTGGAACACCCATGGAACAGGGCTTGGAACACACGAAAAGGTCAATGATTTCATGTTTGTCACAGTGGAACACGTAAATGTATAGGTCGTGTTATGCATATGTCGAAATGTAATTGTGTGGTAATATGTTTATTACAAATGTTACACTTCAAAAATTAACCGCTATGGCAAAAAAGGTGTTCCATTGTGACAACGTTGATATTGTTGGAAAAAGTTGTGTTCCAAGCAGTGTTCCAAGGTTGTTCCAATATGTTCCATGGTATTTGTTGCGTATAACGGCTGGCGTAATAATCGGCGTTAATCATTAACTATAGGGAAAATAGATGGGTGATCAGGAATTTTTTAAAAGAAAATGGGACACATGGCAACCAAACGTCAAGGATTTTCCAGTACGTGAGCAAAAGACGGCCAGCAGGATATTGAATGAATTGGAGCCGCATTTTGAGATTGAAACCGAGGTATGGGGAAGGCATTTCAGCGGCAAAAACCTGCGTATAGATGCAATCATACAGCCAAGAGACAAAACGGAATGGAAAAATAAAAAAGCGGCGCTCGGCATAGAGTTTAAATGTTTCGAGCCGGAAAACGACCGACAACTAGGCCAGGTCAACAAATATACGCAATACGCGGCCCAGGCTGTCGATTATGCTCATACAAGTTTTGGAAAATATGGCTATATTTACGTGTTTTGCGCAAACCTCTATGATTCGCTCGATAAGCATTATCACCAAAATGGAGCACGTTTTTGGATGAGCAGAATAATGGCCCAACTTGGTGTCGGAGATTTGGGCCGTACCAAATGGCATGGCCTGACGTTAAGGACAGGCGGTGACGTTAGAATATGGTCCAAAGTCAATGGCCCTGAAACCGGCGCAAAATATTTCAACCTTATTAGAAAATTTGGAGCGAGATAGTGCAGGCATGTTTTGAATGTGGCGAGCCGGCCACAAGCCGGCACCACGTTGTGCCCAAATCACGCGGCGGCACCAAAACCGTGCCGCTGTGCTCGCGTTGCCATGACATGGCGCACGGAATCGACCACAGAACGCTATCGGCGGAAAAATCAATAGCAAACGTTGGCCTGGTGGAAACAGTGCGCCAGCTTGGCAGTACGGGCCTCACAGCGCCGGAAATAGCACGGCAGATCAATATGCCGCTCGGCTGCGTAGTGGGTTTGCTTGACTAAAAAACGGTCGAATATTACAATCCACGGCATAAACCACTCAAAGGTGAGCCGTGGATATCAAAACTGTCCCGATCAATAGCCTTGTCGCCGACCCGTCCAATGCCAGGCGGCATGATCCAAAAAATATCGAAGCAATTAAAGGCAGCCTGAAACGGTTCGGCCAACGCAAAAACATTGTGGTCGATCAAAAAGGCGTCGTCAGGGCCGGCAACGGTACGCTGGAGGCCGCACGGCAGCTGGGATGGACCGAGATTACCGTTAGCGTCATGGATGGATCAGAAACCGAATTAAGTGCGTTTGCTGTGGCAGACAACCGCACGTCTGAACTGGCAGATTGGGATAACGCGGTGCTCGGCGAAACACTCGACAGTCTGCGGCTGGACGGGTTTGACCTGGAGGAAATTGGATTTACGGCTGAGGATTTGGACGGGCTGGGGTTTAAGTTTAAAGATGACACCACGGCAACAGGCGGCGACGGCGCGGCCGATGATGAACCGGCAGATGGCGCCGATGATATGCCCGCCGATATTCCGGCAAGGTGCAAGGCCGGCGAAACGTGGAAATTGGGAAGGCACCAACTATTTGTTGGCGATGCGAAAGCAATGATAACTGGTTTATTGCCAAATACGGTGGATGCTGTTGTGACTGATCCGCCGTATGGCTTGGAATTTATGGGGAAAAAGTGGGATTACGATGTGCCGGGTGTTGAGTTTTGGCAAGCGGTATTCGGCGCGGTAAAACCCGGCGCTCATGTTCTGTCGTTTGGCGGCACCAGGACATATCACCGAATGGCTGTCAATGTTGAGGACGGCGGGTTTGATATTCGCGATCAATTGCAATGGCTTTATGGCTCAGGTTTTCCGAAGTCTCTGGATATCAGTAAGGCTATCGACAAGGCGGCAGGGGTTGAGAGGGATTTGGTTGAAAGAAAAACATTTGATGGGCGTTCTGTAGGTAAGCACGATCAGAATCTTAAGGGTTGGAAAAATAGCTCTAATAATGATCTTACGAGGGATAACACGGCGGTTACAGATATCGCCAAAGCCTGGGACGGTTGGGGGACAGCGCTCAAGCCGGCAAATGAGCCAATCGTGCTGGCTCGCAAACCGATCAGCGAAAAAACGGTAGCAGACAATGTGCTCAAATGGGGATGCGGCGGGATTAATGTGGATGGGGGGAGGATTGGTTTTCAGTCTGATAAAGATAGGCGATCAAGCGAAATACGGCATACGCTTGAGCAAAAACAACACAATACATATTCGGAGTTGAAATATCGCGATGGATACAAGGATGATTGGAATGATTCAGAAAAGCGTACCGGCCGCTTCCCCGCCAACGTCATACTTGACGAAACGGCAGCGGCGATGCTGGATAAGCAGAGCGGTGAGTTGGGAAAATCGGCGGGAGGTCAGTCAGGGGTTAAGGGATCAAATATATATAAACATGGTGCAACCGATAAAAATAATACTGTAGGTTGCGGTTTTGGCGACACCGGTGGCGCAAGCCGTTTTTTTATGGTAATAAATGACGCATGTGGATTAGACAAGACAAAGGGCGGCGATACGTTTGCTGGAAAGAAAACGGCAAGCAAAAGCGAATGCTTGAGCACCGGTGGATTTGGCAACAGGCAAATGGCCCTATTCCAGATGGGCACCATATCCATCACGCAGATGGAAACCCACTCAATAATTGCCTTTCCAATATTGAGTGTCTCGACAAGCACGCTCATTGGTCATTGCACAATCGATTGCGAGAAGATCATAAAACCATTGACGGTCGAGAGTATCGAAGGTGTCAGTCTTGTAAGCAATACCGATTGCTTGATTTATTTAGTAGGAGAAAATCAGGCACCTATCAAGGGTATTGTAAAGATTGTAGCCGCGAGTATTTGCGAAAATGGCGAGAATCCAACCGAGAAAAGCACAACGCCTATCACAGGAAATACCGCAACCAGATTTCTATACCAAGCCAAGGCCAGCCGCAGTGAGCGCGGTGAAAGTAACGTTCATGCCACTGTCAAACCAATCAAACTCATGGAATACCTTTGCAAACTGATTACGCCACCAGGCGGTACGATACTTGAGCCGTTTGCCGGCAGCGGTACAACGCTGCTCGCGGCTGAGCGGTTGGAATTTACCTGCATCGCGGCGGAATTGGAGCCGGCGCACTGTGATATAATACTTGCAAGGTACGAGGCGCTTAGCGGTAATAAGGCTGTTTTGCAGGAAAATTGACTTTTCCACGTGGAACATTCTAAAGTTGAGGCAGCAATGATCCGAAAAATAGGTGTTTGGTACGTGCTGTTCAGCCGCGACGGCAAGCGCAAGCTGGGCCGGTTCAAAACCAAGGCGGCGGCACAGAAACGCGAACGCGAGATACAAAGGATCAAACATGCCGGATAACGGCAAAAAGAAAATGGGCCGGCCGCGTGTCGAGATTGACGCGAAGCATTTTGAAAAACTCTGCTACCTGCAATGTACGCTCAAGGAAATTTCCGGTTTTTTCGATTGCAGCGAGGATACGATAGAGCGCTGGTGTAAACGGCAATATAAACAGACTTTTGCGGACGCATGGCAACAAAAGAGCCAGGGCGGTCGAATTGCGATAAGGCGCAAGCAGATGCAAATCCTCGAAGGCGGCAATTGCACAATGGCGATTTGGCTCGGCAAGCAGTATCTTGATCAATCGGATAAAAACGAAATTTCCACTGGCGAAAACAAGCCGTTTGTGCTCAACTACAAATTAGATTGATTGCATGGATCTACGTTCAGATTTTCTTGAGGTACGCCGGCGTTTGCTTTCCCGCCGGCGTTTTTTTTACGCCAATCGAAAGTATTTTGAATGATTGAATCGGCGGCAACACTCAAGGCGTTTGATCCTACGCAAATACCCTACCAGTATGATTGCATACGCTGGCTGCGCAAAGTAGTTGATTATAAAAAGCAAATAGCGGAATGCCTGCTAAGCGGATCGGTGGGCAGCGGCAAATCCCTGGTCATGGCGCACCTTGTCGTCACCCATTGCCTCATGTATCCAGGCGCCTGCGTGTTGATCGGCCGGCGAACGCTGGCAGACTTGAAAGCCACACTGCTGGCAAAAATCCTTGAGCACTTGGACGACCTGGAGCCATACACCGACTATGTTTACAACAAATCCACAAGCGGCATCAAATTCCGCAACGGCTCGTCCATCATTGCCAAGTCATGGGCCGACGGCAAAATCATGAACGTCCGATCATACGAGTTTAGCGCGGCGGCGCTTGAGGAAGTGGTCGAGAACGATGACATGGAATATTACCACGAAATCAAAATGCGGGTTGGCAGATTGCCAAAAGTGCCCGAATCCTGGATCATCGCGGCAACCAACCCCGGCTCGCCGGCACATGACCTTTACAGCTATTTCATCGAACAGGACGGCGATTTCCGCAAGACCTTTTACAGCGTAACGGCCGACAACCCGTACCTGCCGGATGCGTACGTGAAATCCCTGCAAGCCAACCTTGACCAGAAGATGGCCCGGCGCATGCTATACGGCGAATGGATTGACCTGCACGAGGAAAAAATCTACTACGCGTACAACCGGCAGAATAATTACAGGAATGAAACCTATGCTGTTGACACAAAACAGCCTATAATATTATCATTGGATTTCAATATTGCCCTTGGAAAACCGCTGTCAGCCGTGTTGATGCAGTTTTCCGACGATGTTTTACACATTTTCGGAGAAATCGTGGTCGAAGGCATGCGCACACTTGACGCGATGGACGAGGCGGCAGAGCGCGGCATTTTCGACATGGGCGCCAAGGTCTATATCCACTCTGACGCGACAGGTCGCAACCGCGATACACGCAACATCAAATCGGATATTGATCAGATCGATTCCTACCTTGCCAGGTACAAGCCCAAGGACGGCGGCCAACTTAATTACGAAATTGTGGTACCGCTCAGCAACCCGGCAGTGCGCAAACGGTGGGCATTGGTGAACGCTTATTGCGAAAACATGGATGGCCAAAAACGCCTGTTTGTTTACAAGGATGCGCCAACGGCAGACAAGGGCCTGAGACTGACGGCATTAAAGCCAGGCGGCCGAACGACCGAGGACGATTCCAAGCCGTACCAGCACATAACCACGGCAATCGGCTATGGCCTTTGGGCACAGAAACACCTGCCGAAGCCGCAAAAAACGGTTTTGCTTTGAGGATTTGCGATGGCACTACGTGACGATATTCCTGCACTTGTTGACCACATCAAAGCAAATCAATGCATCCTCGACCACAATTTCAAGCTTTTCGATATCTATGAAGGCAATCTGCTGAAATACGTTGAGCAGGACCTTGCGCGGCAATTGTCGCCGCAATCATTCGAGCAGGCCAGGCATCGGATTTGTCTGCTCAATATTCTGCGCCAATTGATGGACAAGCTGAGCCGCATATACCCGCCCACACGGCGGGTGATCGACGGCGCCGACCAGGACGGCGAATTGCTGGCCTGGTATGAGGATACTCTTAACGCCAATCAAATTTGCAACCAGGCAAACGAGTTTTTCAACCTGTTCAAATCCTCGCTGCTGGAGCCGTATATTTGGAACGGAAAGCCCTACCTGCGGGCGATTCCATCGGATCGATTCCTGCCCTACACGGCAGACCGCGTTAATCCGACGGTGCCTACTCACTTCATTATAGCTATGGGTGACCGCAGGGTTGAAACGGCCAATCCGCGCAGCGGCGCGATTGAATACAGCGTCAGAACTATCTATTTTGCCTACACGGCGCAGGAATGGATTGTATTCGA